GTTGACGAAATTGGCCGACTTCTTGACATCATGGAAATTGACAATAACTGCGTCGGCCCGAAACAACTTGGTGTTTCCATGCGCACTTGGGCACACTGGAATCGCACGCGTTATTCTGCCACCGAGCCTAGCGCTGGCACGATTATGGATGCGATCATGAAGCTTGGCTTCTCTAACATTTATCGCGATCCTAAACTAGTCGGCGGCAAGCAATTCCTTATTGCTGAGTTTGGATCCGACGGCTTCCAGGCAGTTACTGGCCAGGCGTACTCAACATATATTGCTGAGCGCGTTCGTCACAATGACCCGCACGTTGCTGTGAACTGGATGGCTCAGGGCTACGTAGCCAAGCAAGACTTTGCAGGCAAGAAAACAGCAATGTACGTCAAGGCTGCATAACTTTCCCGCTGGCAATAAAATAACGATACAATAGCTCCTGTATGGGGCTATTTTTATATGAGGTGAATAATGGCTGACACAAGACCCAACATAGTAGTTGCAGAAAATACCGTCGCTGACATATACGCAGCTACGGTAGCGCATCCCCAGGGTGCAATTGCCGTAGGCACACAAATAAACGTTAAAATGATCGAGAACGGCAGCGGCTTGCTATACGCTGGAGCCGCACTTTCTGGTCGACCTAGCAATGCAACAGGCTATCGACCTATTGGGCCTAATGAAGAATGGCTAAATGATGCAGGCGATTCTGGCGCATTTATCTGGTCTGATCATGGTTGTACAATTAGCGTTAAGGAGGCTTAGTTATGGGGTGGAATAAGGCGGATAGTGGCGTGTCAAGTTCTAGCGGAGGCGAGCCAGCCCCTGCGGGTTTGTATAAGGGCACTAGGGCTATGACAGTTCAGGGTTATGTCGAGGCAAATGTTAAGTTAGGCGTGCAGTTCGAGGGATCAGTTTTGCTTAACCTAGTATCTAACGGCATTCGTGACACTATATTTTTAACTGGCAATAAAGCAGTAGCTCTCAAGGGGCGAAAGGTTTCATATGACGGCGCTGGCGTAACTGCTTCAATATACGAGGCTCCATCATATACTGGTGGATCTACTGCCACATATCAGAATGCAAACGCGATAAACCCCGCAGTGGGGGAGTCGCAAATAATTGTTGGAGCCTCAGTTACGAGCTATGGTAGCTTGATTTTTGCACCAGTTCACTCACTTGGTAGTACTAGTTTCTTTGGCGGCGACGCTCAAATTTCACTGATTGAATCTGAGCATATATTGCAGCCAAACACAGCCTACCTATTAAGAATAGAGTCACTTGATGGTGCGGCACAGCGAGTAGCATCACACCTATCATGGTATGAGGGAGAATTAGACTTACCCAGGCCGTAGGTATAAAAAAAGCCCCGTTATGGGGCTTTTTGTTGGTTTATTTTTTTCTATTTGAGCGACATTTAACGCAGCCGTGAATGCACTCAGCGATAGTCACAACAATGAAAAACGTAAGGATTGGGCTATCGCTCATAAATTCGAGAACACTCATATCACTCAACACCCCATACTGCCAAAGCTTTATCAATTGCAAGGTCGATACCCTGCGCGTCAGCCTGGGCGTGCTGTTTGCGTAACTCGCCAGCGTTTACCATTGCCATACGTAGTTGGTCGCGTAGGTCGCTACTTGGGATAGTAACCAATTCCGAACTGGCTAATTCGGGAACTGTGATGCACACAACGCCCTTCTCTAAATCCCAATCAATGAGGTTGCCGTCTTGATCATTGATAGTCATGCCTTCAAAGTTGCACAGTTTTTCAACTTGCGCCGTCAAATCATTAACTTGCTTTTGTAGGTCTTTTTCTTTTGCTGTTGCCATTTTGGGCTCCTTATTTAGTTAACGAAAACAACTTTACGCCATGCAGATATGAACGTCAACTACTTTTTAATTTCAACTGGCGTAAAGCTACAATAAGGGCAATTATGAAAGCTTTGGGGGCTTAATGGCTATTACTGTAACAGTTGAAGACGTGAGATCAATCATTCCAGAGTTAAGCGCAACTGACGCGGCGATCGCGCTGCAAATCAGTGTCGTCCAATGCAAGGTCGGCGCTTGTCTCGAATCTAACTACGCCCACTGCCCTGATGTGGCTAAGGCTATTATTATCTATACCGTGGCGTATTTTGCTGAGAAAGGCAATGATAACCGTGGTGCAGTAACCTCCCGTAAATGGGCTGATGGTGATAGCGAGAGCTATGCAGACCGTGGCGGAAGCGCATCAAGCCAATATTGGGATACGGCGCTGCAATTAGACTCGTCCGGCTGCATTGCTAATGCATTCCGTAGTGGCAAAGTGTTCACCGTAACTGGTAGTGCGGCTAAATATTATCCGGAGCCGCGATAATGACAGTCCCACGTTATAACACATGCACAATATGGACTATGGGCGAAACCGATCCAATCACTGGATTGCCTGGCACCGCAACGCCACGCGTTTACAAGTGCTCACTTAAAAAAGGCGGCGCAGCTAAGTTCGTGGATTCATCTGGCGCTGAGTTTCACCCTAAGTCGACATTCTGGGTGCGCTCTGGTGAATTGGTTAGCGGCGTGCATTCTGAGCCAGTATTTAACGAGGTTATTGCAAAAGGCGATCATCGCAACGTTGGCGATCCATCCTCTGTTAGTGCCGAGATTATCAAGTCTGTCACTGTTAACGACCACGCTAAGTTTGGCCAGGGTGAATCTTACACAATAGGGACAAGCTAATGCCTGCTGTAACTGGTAAGGACGGAAAGGCCATGAAAGGCAAGTATTTAGCACTTGTCGGTAAAATGACAGGGCCAAAAACAGAGTCAGCAATGGCTAAGATACTTTCTATTGGCATCACTGGCGCAAAAGAATTGGCCCCACTTGAATATGGCACGCTGATGAACTCGGCATTTAGGCGCATAGAGAAGACAGGTGCGGGTATTCGTGGCGTAGCGGGATTCACTGTTTACTACGCGTACTACTTGCACGAGAAATTAAACTGGAAGCCATTAAGACCTGAATTCAAAAAAGGCCCTGGATGGAACGCCGATGCTGAACCTAAGTTTTTAGAGAAGGGATTTACCAGCCAGTCACAGATCAAACTAATGCAAACAGCACTAGGGGATGAGTACAAATTATGACAAACGAAGTTAAAGTTATCACGCAATACTTAGTCGACCAGGGTTTAATTGCTCCGTGGATTGGGCCTGATAATGTCCCACAGCCAGCGCCAAAGCTACAGACGCACTGGCTAGACGAGTCGAAAATACCAGACGGCGAGCGATGTCTATTTATTCGCAACACGTCGGCAGGTGGCGGCAATCGCTTTGTTTCATCGCCCATTATCACTATCGCATTTATGAGCAAGACAACGGGTGATGCGCCAGTCTATTGTGAACACTACATGCAGACGATTTACGATACATTACTCGCCTTTGATTGTGCCGATGGTATCTTAAACATCGAGCCAATGGGTGGAGTCGGCGGCCCTTATCAAATGGGATCAGGCCGCTTTGTTTATGATGCAGAGTGGGGCGTTGGCGTTGAGAGTGGCTTAATTGCATCATAACTTTTCAAATCATAGTAACAACAGCATACAATGGCACCGTTAGCTAACAAGAGGTTTAATTATGTCCGACTGCAAAAACATCCGTACTGTTGGCCGCTCATCCAAAATGAGCGTTGCTATCCAGTGCGTATCAGAAGACCCAGCAACTTCAACACTGTTGCCGCTTGGTCCGATCACAACTAAGTCATTTTCAATTGACGGGAACACGCTAGAGGCGAATGATAGCTTTGCCTCGTCCGGTTTCACTGAAACGCAACTAGGCACATCGAGTATTTCTATGTCTGTTTCAGGCAACTACGTGCGCGATCCGTCTATGTATCCGAACTTTATTTTCATTAACCAATTACTGGCGCATCGCTTTAATTCCGTTAAGCAGGATTTAAGTCAAGACCCTGTAATCTTGGTTAAGTACGAGCGCCCAGACTTAACGCTGACTGCGTACATGATTATCACGTCAATTAACGTCGAAGATCCAGACAGTGAGTACAGTACGTTCACAATGGAGCTGGCAAACGCCACTTCGCCATTGTACCCACCGACATTGCTACCAACCGCGTAAGGAGTAATTCATGGCAGTAGTAAACAAATATACATTTAACGATGACGACGTTATCGTGCCAACAACTTTGACAGCATCCGACACGGCTGTTTTGTCGCTATCGAAAACGTCGGTAATTATCGTTTCGAATGATACAGCGGGCGCATTAACGCTTAACATTAAGGGCGACACAGCGACGTCTATTCATTGCCCTGGCGTTGGCAGTATCGACCTTACTGGTGGGCTTGATGTGCTTATTGGTGTTGGTGAGACTCTCAAGTATCGCCTATCCGAAGAACGCAAGGCGTGGCTTGGTGACGGCAATGTAACGCTAACTGGTGCGGTTGATGCAACGGCTTACATCTTAGAAACCTAATATCCCCGACAAGGTATAGCGAGTAAAATATCCCGACAAAGGGATAGGTAAAATAAAAGCCCCGTTTGGGGCTTTTTTTTGTTTTTAGTATTTCTTCCCGCCATCTTAACACCTCCCGTCAATCACCTTTTTCAAAAAACAACTAAACACCCTTATAATTGCATCATCAAAAAAGAACGCGGAGTCTAACCATGCAAGATACAGAATTGGGGCACTTTACTGTTGAGGTTGACGGTGAGCAATTCGAGTTAACAGCAAGCTTTAGAAATATGGCAAGCCTCGCCAATGCTAGCGACCTTTTGCTCATATTCAGGGCAATGCATAGCAAAGAGGCATTAGTGCGCACTCTGGTCACTACAGCGCGTGATATCATGCTTGCGTGCACAGACAAGCCGGAAGCGCTAGACAAATACCTGGTTAACATGCCACACAAGAAGCCGCACATTAAATCGAGACATGCAATCTCGGCACAAGATCAGATTGTGGTCGCCGCTGCGTTAATGCGTCACGGTGTGGCGGGCGTGAATAGACCAAAGACAGGTTTGAAACCTAGCGGAAAGGCTATGGATGAATTTAACGTCTATCAGCATGTGGCCGAAGCAAAACAGCATTTCGGGCTATCCATTGATGAAGCGTGGGGGCTAACAATGACTGAGTTTTGTTATCACTTAGCTGCGGCGTTTCCACCAGAGTCGGCGGGGCAATCAGCACCAAGCATTGACACGCACAAAGCTGCTATGGAAGCAGATAAAGAAGCGTACGAAAAAGCAATCGCATCACTAAAAGGGGTTAAGTAATGGCAGAGAAAAATTTAGGCGGCGTCAGTTGGTATGTTGATGCTGATACAAGCCCAGCGGTTAAGTCAATTGGTGAGTTTGATCGCGTCGTTTCTAGCGCCGAGGGGAAGCTTGCAAAAATGGATGATGCCACAAAAAAGGCGACCATTGTACAAGCCAAGCTAGAGCATAAAACCAACTTATTGACTGCGGCATTACGTAAGCAAGGCAACGTCATTGCATCTAACGGCGTTGTGATTGATAAGTACGGGCAAGTTAATGAGCGTGCAACACGAACATTGAGCAAATTCAATGCCGAACAAATTAAGCTTAGCAAGACATCCGTAGCTGTAAGTAATGGG